CAAGAACACCGGCCAGGGTGATTGCCGAAGCAACGTCTGCCGAGCAGAGGATCGTGTTACCTTTCCCTCTACGAGTTCTTTGTGCGATTGCGTTAGCATCACGCTCGATTTGGAAAAGAAGACCTTTGAACTTCTCAACTGACCAACGACCGTTGGAGTCAACGTCAAGGTCAAAGATACCAGCAGTTGCGGTATTAGCAGCAGCACCTTGCTCAGCAACCTTATAGATTGTTCTGATAACTTCTCTATTGATTTCTGCGAGGATTTCAGTTGAGAGAATGTTAGCAAGTTCTGCTTCTGCATTCAGACCGTGGATTGCCTTGAGGTCTTGTGCGAGTTCTAATGAGTATTCAGCTTTGAGTGCTCTTGACTTTGCAGTAACAGTGACTTTCTCGATTGAGAATGCCATTTGTTGGAATGCGTTTGCACCCGAACCATCAAGGTTTTCAGCATCTGCTGTATTTAGACCTGTACCAACGTTATAAGACGTTGAGACTGCAGTACCAACTGGGTTAAGAAGACCTGGGTTTGTACCTGCCTGTGAAGGTGTAGTACCAAAACCAACGTTAGCCTCAGATGCTTGTGCAGCATAACCAGCAGTAACAGTATTGTTATAACCAGCATTTTCTCCAGAGAATGCTGAATCTGGTTCGTTGAAGAGTGCTTCAGTACTTGTCTGGTTAGTGTAACGTGAACGCATTGCGAAGATAAGTCCAGTAGGACCGTTCATTGGTTGAACACCTGCGAGGTCATATGCGACCAAGTTAGGCATTGAACGTCTGATCAATGAGATCAGAACTGGATCGAAACCAGCAACTGGACCAGAAGCAGTTGCACCACCACCGAAACCACCAGTACCAGCTGAGTTGATTGGTGCTTCAGAAAGGAATGAACTTTCTTCTCTTAAGAATTTTTCTTGGTTTTCTAGCAGGACTGCGGTTACCATTCTACGATGCGAGTCTTTGATTTGATCAAGACCCTCATAGTTAAGGAGTGGTGCCCACTTCTCCTGCAGATGTTCTGCATTGAACATTTGCATTTGTCTTACCTCTTTTAGGAAATTGTTAGTTTGATTTATGATTTAAAAATCACTTTTTAGAAACTCGGCTCAAAGTCTGAAGATAAGATTCCATTACACCAGAAACTGGTTGATTGAAATTTGCTTCTTCAGATAAATTCTCCGAATAATCTTTTTGAGTACCAACAGTTCTTGGGAAGTATGCTTCCCTTAAAGTTGTTAGTTTCTCACGATAGTCTTCTTCACTTTCAAACTCAACACTTTCAGATAGGGAAGCGAGTTTATCTTTCTGAGAAAGTGCAAGACCCTCAGAAATATCACTTAAAATTACATCGGCAACCGACTCTGCTAGTCTTTTGTTTAGAGCAACATTTCTTTCGATTTGCTCATTGAGTTTGGACTCCATTTCATCAAGTTTATCTACCATACTCTCAAGTACATCATATTTTTCTTCAGGGATTGATACATAATGATCTTCAAAAAGACCCTTCATTCCTTCAAGGAATGATTCAGTCATTTCGGTCTTAAGACCTTGCTCTACAACAAGAGCATTTTCTTGTAACCATTCGTCAGCAACATACTCAAGATATGAATCAACTCTTTCTACGAGTTGACCTTTCATTGCTTCAACTTCTTCAAGAAGTTGAGATTCATAATGTGCTTCAAGTGATTCATAGATTTCAACAATTTTAGAATTGATTGCTGCTTCAAAAATTAATTTTGCTTTTTCTCTGAATTCTTCAGAAAGTTGCTCACCAGCAAGAAGAGCATCTACATCCTCTTCAATGCTGAGTGCTTCTTCCATTTTCTTCTTTTTACCCTTTACCTTGTCATCTTCTTCTTCATTATCTTCTTCCTCATTATCTTCTTCCTCATTATCTTCTTCTTCGGATTTTTTAGCTTCGAGAATTTCGTCTTCTGATTCTTCTTCAATCAGTTCTTCATCTTCCAACTCTTCTGCTGCATCTTCTTTCATTTTTTGCATTGCATCAGCAGATTTTGCTTTAGCATTTACAACATTGCGAACCTGCATGATTGTTGATCCAGGAACTTTAAGTTTTGCTGAATCGTCATCAGTGCGATAGTTACTTGGATCGGGACCTCCGAGGTCTTCCCAAGAACCAGTTTGTCCAGGAGCAATTCCAGTAGACAGTTTTGGCATTGAATCTGCTGGCTTTGCGTTCGCATTTACAGCAGTACGAGATTGAGTGGTGCCTGTTTCCATTTCTTGTAAGTTTTTACCACGGGACATTTGAACTCTCCGATTTACCTTTATTAAATCTATATTTATTTATAATTTAAAGATTTGAAAGAAAGTTATTGAATAACTTTACTTTGTGCTCATTTAATTGTTTTTGTGAAACCAATGTATTAATTCTACGATTGGTTTTTTCAACTAATTGTTCTGTGAGTTCTCCATTTGCAAAAACCCACTCTTTACCTTCCATAATTCCCTGAACAAAAGCATCAGGTGCAGAAGGATCTGCTACAATATCAGCAGCAGTTGCTAACATAAAATCTTCTCCAACAACTTTATGTCCTTCATTTGCTTGAATTAAAGAACCTACACCACGAGAAGAAACACCAAGAGTTACACCTTCACCGATAAGTGATTGTGCAATTTTTCCCATTGGAGTAGAAAGAAGTTGCGCTCTTCCAGTAAAATTATTTCCCTCACGAACAAGGGAAGTAATCATATGAGAAACACGATCTAAATTTATTGATGGACCCTCTGGATGTCCAAGTTCACCAAGAGCACGACCCTTTTGGACAAAGCACTCATTGTAACGGTTAACTTCACGTTCTAAAATATGAACTGGATATTCTCTTCCATTACGATTTTTTACATCTCCTTGAAGAAAAATTCCTTCAATGAACATTTTCTTTGAGGCACCAGTGCCTTCGACAATGAATTCTACCTTTTGGATTTCTTCTGTGATAAGTTTCATTTTTATGCTTGAGATACGATTTGAACTTCTGCAATACTTGCACTTGCTGTGGCAGGTGAAAATACAGAAACTTTTACACTTCTTGCAACAATTGCTGCGGTAAATGCAACTCCAGTAATTGCACTACTATCAGATGAAATAGTAATAGAAGAATCTGTAGTTGCTGTTACTGGGACATGTATAGTATTAATTCCAGCAGGGTATACATTTTGAATTGATACAAAATCACCAACTACAAATGGATTTCCATTATTTTGACCAAAAGAAATTACAGTCGTAGTTCCAGTTGTAATTCCAGTTATTACTTGTCTTGAAACTTTTTGCTTTATTACTTCAGACGTATTTGGAACAATCATAAAATCATTTATAGTTGCTACTGGATTTGTTCCAATTGCAACATAAACAGCAGTTGTTGCACATGAAACACGAATATAACCAGATTGCAAAATAATTGGAGTTGACGACGATGCAACACCTGCAGAAGTATTGACTTGGTTAACTGTTTGGACGATTCTAAAACTCATCAGTCTTCCTCATCTCCATCTTCATCATCCTCTTCAACTTCATTGCTTTTCTTCTTGGATTCAAAAACTAATGTTTCTTCACCAAAAATACTAGCAGCAACAAATGGTCTTGATGCATCTACTCTTTCTGCACTTTTAGCAAAAAGAATATCTTTAATCTTTTCACTAACCTGTGAAGCAGATTCATCAGATATAATCATATCTATTAGATCGTCCATAGTTTTGTGGTAATATAATAACTAAAAACTATTTATATCTCTCCACCTTTCGGCATTTTAACTTCCGTTGCCTTTCCTTGTTTTTCTAAATCTGGTTCCATTATTGGTTGTCCCAAATTCATTCCTCCAGAAGTATCTTGAATTGGCATTCCAGTCATCGGGTCAATAGATGCTGGATCTGGAATAATACCATCTTTAATTTCTTTTTTAATTTGTGCATCAATTTCTTCCATAAGTGTATCGGATTGCCCTAAAACTTTTTCTCTTATATATTTTGCAGAAAAATATTTACCAATATAAGGTTCCATAGCAGCAACCACACCCAATTTATCATTTAAAAGTTCATTATTTTTTAAATCGGAAAAATGGTTATCATAAACATAATCGTATTGAATATGATCTGATAATTTAATCCAATCTTCTGGTGTAATAATATTTTTGAGAATCAATTGAGTCCTCAACATATCATTAAAAACTTGTGAAAATCTTTTTCTGAGTCTTCCTACAAATTTTGTAAATTTAAGTTCATCTCTTAAAATTTCAGAAGAACGACCTAAATTGAATCCACCACCACCAACATCAATTCTACTTGATGGAACATTTAAAGACTTATAAAGTTTCTTTTGAAAATACTCAATATCAGCAAGTTCTCCAAGATTTTGTCCACCTGGAAGAGTTGTAATTTCAGTACCACGACCACCTTCTCTACGTGGTAACCAAAAATCTTCAAGCATTGCCATTTGTTTGCGATCATCACGAATTTCACCAGTATCAGCATTATAAACAAGTTTATTTCTATAACGATTCATGACATCACGCAGATATTGTTCTGCTTTGATCTTGGGAAGATTACCTACATCAATATAAAATATTCTTCTTTCTGGTGCTCTTGAAAGTCTGTAAATTACAAGACTATCTTCAATCATTCTTAACTGATTAAGTGCCTTAATTGCTTTGTGAAGATATGATAAAATAGTTTGTTTGTTGCGATCTACAAGTCCAGATGTGATATAAGTAATTGCATCTTTTGCAATTTTTACACTTTTTGAATCATTTCTGAATGAAATTGATCCTCCACTTCCCGTAGCAGCATTTGGATCATAAAGATAATATTCTTCAATTTTTGGAGCTTGATACATTTCAATTGGACTTTTACCTCCATTTAAAGAAGTTGGAAAATTTGAATGTGGTCCTTGTTGCTCTGCTTTACGAATAAATCTAATTTTAAGTGGATCAATATATCTTATTTCTTGTATACCTTCTTCTGGTTTTTTAAGATCAATTACTTTATGATAAAAAATTCTTCCATCTACATACCAATTCCTAAAGATTTCATGAGATTTATTATCAAAATCCATAATATCTTTAATTTTTCTAAATTCATCTCTAATAATTTGTTTTAATTTATCAGATGCAGGAAGATTTGAAAGTTCAATCTCTACTGGTGAATCATTCAAATCTGATACAATTGCTTCATTTACAACATCTTCAATGGCACTATCACACTCTGGATGAAGAGACATCTCACGATATCTTCTTACCAAATCCTGTTCATTTTTATATACTCCTTCAATATCTACATATTGTCCGTAGAATCCACTTTGAATATAATAATCTGATTTATCTTCTTCATTAGGAGGAACTGGAGAGACAAGTCTTTTTGACTTATCTTCTCCAGTATCCTGTATTTTAAAACCAAATAATTTAGCCATTAAAACTCTTCAATCTATACTCTATTTATTAAGAGAAGATGGATGAATCATTAGAATCAAGAGCATCCCACCATTGAACTTGAAGGTCTACTGTAAACTCTTCAATAGTATCTGAACTATCATAAGAAAGTGTAATATCACTAATTGAAGTTGGAAAAGTTCCGTAAAATTTATAAGCCTTCAATACGTTCATGGGTGATGATGTGATAGGAGATGTTGCAGAGTTTTCAGATCCTCTGCTTAATTGCATAACTTTCATTTCCTGTTGATATAATGCAGGAGTAATCACACCTGCATTATCATCATGACGATTGACAAGATTCATCCATTTTTCAAATTGATTGCGAATTTTGAAATTTGTATCATTAATAACAGTAATTGACCAAGGATCAAATGTACGATCTCCTGCAATTTGAAGAGTTCTTCCTCTAAATGGAACAGGAATTGAAGCAATAGTTGAAGCAGGAAGAGATGTTGCTTTTACAAAAAATCTCAAATCCAGATTCAATTCACTATCAACAGTTCCCAATGCTTCTGGAAAATTAATTTCACATTCAAATAAATTAGGTCTTGCGCCACCACCAACTAATCTTGATTTGAAATCATTAATAGTTCTTTGGTTGTAATTTGGAACATTTGCCATGAGTTTTCTCCTTTAGATTAGTTTAATTAAACAGTACCTACAACTTCAGAGAAGCTGATTCCTGTTCTAGTTGCAACAAAAGTAAGACCAATAAAGTTGATAGATCTTGCTGGTTTTACGAAAATATCAGCTCTGAATCTATTTGCATCAATTATATCTGGTGTATTATTTGTCTCATCACAAACAAGAAGAAAATCAGTAATTCCTCTTTTTGATTTTACATCACGGAGATATGGTTCAACGATATTTACAAAACTAGATCTTGTAATTGCATCATTAAATTCAAATAATTGTGCTCTTGCTGCTCTTTCAATTGTAGATTCTAATGTTAAGAATAAACGACGAACATTTATTCTATCAAATGCTGATGAATAACCGAGAGCAGTTTTATCACCAAATAGAATGATTCCTTGACCAGGAGAAGCAATGATTGGATTGATTCTGTTTGTATATAATAAATCTCTTTGTGACTGAGATGGATTATATGCTAATTTTACAGCATTGTTGATTGCTCCTCTTGCTGCACCAGCAGGAGAGAACCAAGGATATTGATTGATTGAAGTTTTTGCCATCAATCCAGCAATATCTGCATTACATGCAAGATACACAAATTGATTGTTAAATCTATCAAATGTATATTTGTATCCAGAATCAAATACAGTATAAGAACTTGATGTTAAAGGACTAAAGAATTTTATAATATTTGAAGTTTGAGTATCAGAATTAGTTATATTTACAACATCTGCTTTATGTGGAGAAATTACAGCAACACAATCTTTTCTATTTTCTGCGATTGAAATTAATGCATTTGCTTTTGATTGTGATTCAAAAATAGTTGCCCCACTTGATGGTCCATTAATTAAGAAATTAATTGGATATTCAACTACATTTGAAAATAGATTATATGAAGAAATGATATTAGAAATAGGTGCGGCATAACTTCCGACTCCATTTGTATAATCGGTTCCAGCAGTTAATGTGTAAGTTTTTACACCCAAACCAGAGAAAACTGTTCCTTGAGCAGTTGTATTTGGATTTCCAGTAGTTCCAGCAAATCCAGAAGCAACAGTAAATCCAGTTGAATTTCCATTTTCTGGAAGTCCAGCAAAAATATAATTAGAATTTAATGCAATATAATCATCAAAATAAATTGGTTGTGCTGGAGTTGCTTTTGCATCGGATGCTTTTGAAAGACCTACAAATTTTTCAATAACATTTCCAGCAGTTCCAGTTAATGTTCCAATATCATCAACTACAACTACATGAATTTCATCATTCTTTCCATTTCTCTGAGATACGTATTGCGATGTCCCTGGTTTTGGTGCAATACTACTCCAATAAACTGTTGAATTGGTAAGTCCAAGTGTTTGTTGATTATACCAATCAGAAGCAGTATAAGAAGAAGTGGTTGCAATTCCAACTCCAGAAGTATTAGATATTATAATAGTACCAGAACTAATTGCATTAATTGTATTTGCAGCATATGGAGCATCTACATAATCAGCAGTTGTATTTCTATATCTACTTACAATTTTTACAGCAATTGAACTATTTCCAACTCCTGTAATAATTCCTTTCAGAAAACCACTTTCGGTAGTTACTGTGCCAACACCTGCCAATGAAGTAGTAACTCCAACTGTAATACCATATCCAACTAAAACACTAGAAGTTGAGATTCCAAAAGAAATAGTTTGGTCTGCTGCTGCGTCAATTACGCATACCTTTAAACTATTTGCCCAAGAACCTGGATTTTTTGCTGCAAATGTCCAACTAGTGTCATTGATGTGACTATTTACATAATCTTCATAAGATTTAATTTTTACTGAGGCAGAACCACCAGTTGAATTTGAGTTTGCATTATTAAGTGCTCCACTAGTAGAACTATCAGTTCTTACTACTCTTAAAATTCCTCCATAAGAGAGATACGAAGAAGCACTTAACCAATATTCTGATTGTGAATCAGTTGAAATTGGTTTTCCAAAATAATTTAATAGATCTTGTTCAGTTTCAACTAAAATTGGATAATCTATTGGACCTTTTTGAAATGGTCCAACAAAAGCACCAATCTGATCATTAGCAGCATTAACTGCTCCAATAGTTAAATCTACTTCTCTTGTTTTGACGCCTGGTGATACTAAATTTACCGCCATCTTTTTCCCTCTTAAAGAAGATCATATTTGTCTAGAAGTATTTATAATTTAGTCTTTTTTCGTCTACCTATATTCCCACATATATGAACGATCTCCATATTCATCAATATTCCAACCATTTTCATCTCCAACAATTTGACTTCCATTTACTATATTCCAAGTATCTCCGTCAATATCAACAAAAGAATTTTCATTATTTAAACCATCAGAAATAAATCCAAAAGGAGACATATCTTGTTCTATTTGTTCTTTTTGATCTTCATATATTCTTTTACGGACATCATTTTCCGTCATTTCTTTAAAATAATCTTGAGCAATCAACCAAGCAAAAATAACTAAGCACATTACCAAATCGTCATTGGATCCTTCTTCTGCTTCAAATGATTGATTCTTTTGAATAAAAGTAGTTAATTCACTAATAATATCATAATCATTGAATATAAGTTTACTATCTTCTATAATTGTTTTTAAGTTAGAACAACCAACTCTTTTTACCGTTTTGGACATTTTTACACCCAATTGAGTTTTCTTTCCAGAAAATCCTTGACCTACAAGTTGTCCTGCTCTTCCTCTCATTGCACACATTAGAATATTATCATATTCTAAATCAAAATGAAGAATACTTGTAACTTGTTCTCCAATATCATTAACTTCTGCTAAAACAAATGCTTTATTATATGCTTTTGCTACATCAAGAATGATGTTGGGAAATAACATAGGTTTTATTTCATTGTTTCTATATTTTGCAACTATTTTATATGGAAATGTAGTTATATCAAAAACAACGAAAGCAGAGTAATCATTATTTAATCCTCTTGATACATCTACTGTCATTATGTAAGTATTATCATCTTGTGGTTCTTCGTAAATATCTAACCCAGCACTTCTTTCTATTGGTTCATCATAAACCAATGATTTTAATTTTGCAGCATTAATTAATGTACCAACAGAACCAAGAAATTCACATTCAAATTCAACTGCAAATTGCTGTTCACTTGTATTTGCTATTGTTTGTCTTTTCCACTCAACGTCTCTTCCTGGAACATCACTCCAATGAACCTCTGTTGCGATATATTCATTTTTTCTTCTTTCCGCATCATGCCAAATTTTGTAAAAATGATTCATCCCGTGAGGGGTAGAAACAATAATCATCTTAGTAGATTGACCAGATGATATAACAGGATAAACAGAACTGAAAAATTCATCAGCAACATGATTAGGAACAAACGCAAATTCGTCCAAAAACACAATATTATAAGAACCACCACGGACAGCAGAAGCTGAAGTGGAGGATGCAAGTATTTTTGATCCATTTTCTAATTCTAATGAACCTTTATTCCATATTAAGACACCTTGCTGCATCCATTTTGGAAGATTTTCATATGCTAATTGGAGTCTTCCGAGAAGATCTCTAGCAGTTGAAGCTTTATTAGCAAGAATCGCAATATTGACGTTATCATTAAATATTGCATAATGTAGCAGGTAAGAAACGACAGTGGTAGATTTGCCAGATTGTCTTGGCATTTTGCAGACATTAAATCTGTTATCATGGAAATTCTTGATTAGTTTTTCTTGAAACTTGTACATGTCGAACGGCACAAGACCATGATCAAGAGAAACAATTTTTATATAATTTCTTGCAAAATATACAGGATCATTTTTGCATTTTATATATTGTTCAATATTGTCTTTAGTGAACTCTATTGCTGTATTTGCTTTTTTTAATAAAGGATTGCCTAAATATTGGTCACTCATTATTTATTTTCCCTTAAACGATTCTAAATCTAATAATGTTAGAGTTTCCTGTTGTTTGAAATATAATTTCACATAACATTTTGAAACGTTTCTAAGATGCTCTAAATCATTACAAGAATCTAATTCTCTTGAAATTTTTTCGTATTCAAAAATTTTAGTTAAATTTTCAAGTTCAATTTTTTGTGGGTCCATCAAGTTCTCCTGTGAATAATAATGGTTTAGTGGGGTCCTTCATTGAAGGCATGAAGGACAATACAACTGCGTTTGGATATACTTTTCTTACTTCTCTTGTTACTTCTGGTTTTGTTGGTCTAGTAAATTGTTGAAAGAACATTTGAGTTGTAATATATTTTCCTCTCCAATTAAGAAGTATAGTATAAGTTGTTCCACGAGATTGTATTCTTAAATATTTTTCTTCTAATTGATTTTTTGGTTTAATATTTTTCTTTTTCATATTAATTGCAATTGCTGCTTCTGTTTTTGTTCCCCAATTTTTTGCTCCCTTTTTGCGACATTTTACTAAAGCACCAGAAGCATATGCACTCGGCCAAACCTTATAACGAGATTTTACTTTTTTGTAACATGCATCTTTTTCTCCAGCAGATTCATTGGTAGCAACCATTTTTGCTTTACCTTTTCTGTCTGGATTTGGATCTTCTCTTCTCTTTCTTCTTGCTGCATCATCTTCTTCGTCAGGAGACATTTCTGCAGCCATTTTTGAAGAACCACATTTTGGTTTAGTGGTTTGACCTGGTTGTTTGGCACAAGGAGCACCTGCAAACTTACCTCCTATTTGAGGCCATCCTTTTACTTTTCTTCCTGTTTTGGGATCTTTTCCACTAGATTTTGCATACCAATCATGAAGACTTTCATCTCCAGATGTTGTTTCTTCACCAATACCTTTCATTTTTTCTGGTTTAATTACATCAACAACTTCCAAAAAAGAATTTCCATTTGCATCTTCTATAGTTATAGTATCATTTTTATATTGATTTCCTTCTAGAAAATTTCCGGGATGAACAGTTGCTATTGAATATTTTTTTTTCAACAATATGGGACACATTTGTTCTCCATGAATTGGGCAATTTTTTCCCTTTTCAGTTTTATTGCAAGTGTTATTTGCTTCATATATAAATTCTTTAAAACTTTTCATGGAAATCTTTTTAACTATTTAGAGATATCTTCTGGATCAAATCCTTTTTTCAATAATTTTTGCAGTTCAGCAGTTGATCCAACAAAAAGAGCATTAGTAACATTTTTAGGACCTCTTGCATTTTCTTCTTTAAGTTTTTTCATTTTTTGTTGAAGATCTGCCAATTTATCAGTTACATCTGAAATATTCTTAATTCCTTGTAAAGCAACTTCATATGCTCTTGGACTATCAGTTTCTCTTGCTAACTCCATAATACCGTCTATTGCTTCTTGACCTTTTTCTATTAAACTATATAAATGTCCTCTTGTGTATTCATAATCAAAATCTGAATCATCTTTGTTGTCAGGTTTGATTATATCTTTTTTTGGTTTTTTTATAATTTCATTAGATATTGGAGTACTACTAACTTCTAATGCTTCATCTATATTTTTAAATTTATTATTCATACATCAATTCCTTTCACTGGACTATATATTTTTCCATCACCAAAATCAAAACGTGTTTCACTGAATCCAAAGTCATCAGTGGATTGGACAAGAGCATTATCTGATGTATTAATTACATTTACAGCATCACCAGTTTGATGTGAAGAAATAGTTGTTCCATCTTGACCTCTAGCAACATGTAAAGTATTTCCTGTTATTTTATCAATATACATTTCTTCACTTCCAATCATAATGTAACTATTTGAAATTAATTGTGATGCATTTGAAACTGTAAATGAAGTAATTTGAGTATTTACTTCTTGTGCCAGAACAGTTGTTGCGTCATTATTATAATCTTTAATTGCCCTTGGTGTGGCAGTATATCTTACTTGACGAGAAGCATTTGCTGTAGTTGTATTTGTAAAGTAATCAACTTGAACTTGTTTAATGAGACCTTCTGTATTATTTGCAATTGCACCAAAAATATAAGTTTTTGCAGTAAAGTTAATTGTGTAAATTAAATTTCTTCTTTCATTGAAATCATCTTCATAATTATCGGACATTTGGATATTTTCAATTACAATTGGAATATCTCTTTTTTCTCCAATTGAACTTACTAAATCAATTGTCAAATTAAATTGAGGTTGAAAATATGGAAGTATTTGTTCAACTATTTGAAGCATATCATCATTCAATTTAGTAATAATATTTAATTCTATTCCCAAATTATAAGGAACAGGCATATAAATTTTTTTATTATTGGATCCATCAATAGCATTAAAAGTTTGCATTGTAGAAACTTTTCTGCTTGGATCATATTGTATACTTGTAAGTTCAAACGACATTCTTGGAAGAGTTAATGCTACCCTCTTCCTTAAATCTGGTTTTTGCTCTAATCTTGCTAGAAATTTTTGTATTGGACCATATGCAATCGGAACTTTTATAAAACTAAAATCATTTCCATTTGCATCTTCATGACGAATTTCTAAATTATTAAATAATGTACCAAAAGCAATAATGGTTTTTCTTATAATTTCGTTATAGGAATAAGATCCGAGCATAATATTTACTTTTTATTAATTATTTAGTAATTCCCAAAAGGATTTCCTTCAGAAAAATCTAATATTTCATTTGCCTCTGATTGAATGATAGCATTTTCTGAATACTTATCATATAAATCATCTGTATAAATTTTTTGAATTGTATAATTAGAATTAGATCCTCCTGCAGTTGTTCCCATTCCAACAACAGTTTCACCAACTGCAAAATAACCATCAGTAATTGAAACTTTTAATATTGATGTAGAGTTATCCCAATTCTTGACATATGCACTAGTTCCAGTAGAAACACCTTTGACTACTTCATTAAATACATAATTTCCAGTTGAAATTCCAGCAGGTGAAGAAATGGTAATAGTTGGAGATTGGGTATATCCAATACCAGCAGTAGTATATCTAATTGAAGTCACAATTCCAGAAGTATTTAAAAGTGCTTCTGCAACTGCATTTATTCCACCGGAAGGAGCAGTTGAAATGGAAACAATTGGTGTTGAACCATAACCAACACCACCAGAATTTATAACAACTGGACCAAGAGATCCAGTCCCAAGTATTGCTGTTGCAATGGCACCAGTTCCACTATCACTTATTATATTAACAGTAGGAATTGTTGTATATCCAATTCCTGGATTTATGACTAATATTCTATCAACTGAAAAACCAGTTCTACCAGTTTTGCTGGTCATAATTGCAACAGCAGTCGCATTTATTCCACCAGAAAAAGCATTTGAAATTAAAATAGTTGGAGTACTTAAATAATATGCACCATCATTAATTAAATCAATTGCATACACAGATTTCCCAAAAGGAGATCCAATTTGTGATGATGCCAAAGAAACTTGTGCTCTTGCTTGTGTTGCTCCCAAACCAACCATTTGAAGAGTTTGAATATATCCAAAATCTTTAATTGCATTATCAACTTCTTCAATAGTAGTATCAATAATTTCATCTTCATATTCAAATACTTCACATCTTAATTCATAAATGTAAAGATTGTTTAATTGATAAAAAGGTTTTTTGCCTTCTACATATTTTATTTCAAATATTGTGTTATCTATAGGAAGATATATCAAATCACCTTCTTCTGGTCTATTTGATATTGTGACATTACTTTCAGAAGATAAAAATGGAGTTATAAAATTTTCATATCTATCTTTTGAAATTAATAAAGTTAACTCATCAGTTGTTCTTACTCCAAATTTTGATAAAATATCTCCTTGTCCACCAAATCCTTCAAAATTTGTTATATATGCTTCTAATCTATAATTATCATCAAATTTTGATGCAGTAATTTCTTTAATGATTGTATTTTGATTAATAATTTTTCTGGGAAGATATACAATATCTTGTCCATACATTTTTAATTGTTCATTGATTAAATCTTGTACCAATCTTTGTTCACTCGGTGAACCTTGAAGAAAATACGGATTAAGTGGAGACATAATATTAACCTATCATATCCATAGGAGGAGTTTCGTATGTGTCCATAAGTTCTCTTTCTGCCTCTTCTACTTCTCTTACTGCATCTTCAAATATTTGCCTCCCGTTTAATTGAACACCACCAGGAAGCATGACACCTTGGAATTTAATCATATTTTGTCCCCACTGTTTTTTTATCAAAGCAGTTAAATATTTTTTAATCCACCAATCATTGTATATTTTTGGTGTATCGGAAGGATCAATCATTCTGTAGCAATCAAATATTAAATAATTAGTAGGACTCATTTGACTCCAATCAATATCCAAATATAATCTATGATTTTTCTTATTAAATCTAATTTGAATATCTGGTGTAATAATTCTACTCAAATCTTCCAAATATGTTTTTGTCATTGAATAATTCAAAAGATCCAATGCACCAAAATAATATAGATCATTCAAAAATAATTGATATTTTATATTAAAAAGACCACTAGATATTGTACTAGAATCAACTTTAAATACATTATTTACACCAATTACATGTTCTGGTACTGTTAAAAAATTATTTGTTTCTACATATGAAACTGTTGAAACTCCAACAGTTGATATTCCTGCAGCACCTGGTGCATTTGCTCTCATTGTATCAAGTTCACCTTGAGTTAATTGATGCTTTAAAAATACTCTTTGGATGCCATCATAATGCCTTTCGTTAAAATGTTGAATTGCATCATCAACCAAATCATCAATTTGATCGTCATCTACGTTAATTTCCAATACAGGATAACCAAGTTTTCTTAAACAATAATCAATTAATCCTTGACGAGTTGCTGGTTGAGCCATCGTTATCCTTTATAGTTATTTATTTTGTATTAAGTTGTTCCAATACCTGTTACTCCTGCAGTAACAAGAGCAGAACCTTCCACAACTCTTATATATTGAGTTCCAGTATTCAACAAAACATCATAAGAATATCTTCCTGGTTTCAATGAAGTAGTTAATGATGAACCCAAAGATATTTTAACTTGACCATTTGTTCTATTTGGAAAAGAAACAGAAAAAACAGCAGAAGAATTTATTGAAGCAGGAGATTTTTTTAAAACAGATGCTCCAGTATATCCAGTCAAGTTTATTGGATTATTTGAAAAATCTTGAAGATTATATGTAAAATTAAAATCAGTATTTGTAGGTATTATAATATTTCTCACATATACTGATTCTGAACCAACTATAACATTATGATTTGACATATTTTATATACCCTTACTGAGCATTATTTTTATTTATAGTTTGTTTTTAATGAGTTGATTTAAAAGATCTTTAAGATCTTTTATTTCATTTTTTAATTCATCAATTTCATTTTTTTCATTTATTATTTTATTTTTTGTTTTTAAATATTCTTCATACTCATAATCATTGCAATTTAAAATTGCATTTGTTTTTTCATCTCTGAATAATCCCTTATGATCTTTTACTGGTATCATACTGTTGCTATTACACGAAGATCTCTAATTGCTGGAACAAATGCTTGATTTGTTCCATTCATAATAATTTTAATTTGAAATCCATTAAATAATGAAAGATTTTTTGCTGTAAATTCATAACTTTGAAAATCATTAGGAGTGGTTGATGCAGAAACAAATCTATCAGGTTTTCCATTATTTTTTGAAGAATCTATAACATTCCCGTTATTTAAATTATCATATCCAGGGAACAATTCATAGTATTGCTGTGAGGTTGGAGAATCATTTCTCAACAATCTATATAAAACCCTAATGTCATTTGTATAGTCTCTATAAGCATCAAAAAGAACTTTTAGTGAATCAGATGCTTTATCTAATTTTACAATTTTTGAAACATAAATTGCTGAATTTGGGTCACGAGACAAATCATTTACTCTTGGATCCAAAACAAAATCGGATATTGGAGTATCAATTCTATTCATAATTGTAATTAAATTGACTCTATCCAAATCTATCATTGGAGAAACTTTAGAATCTCCCGTTGATAAATTCATTTCTAAAGTTAAAGATTTATTTCCAGGTAAAAATGGTAAATTATTTTGTTCATTTTCTTTTGAGCAAATAATTCTTGTACTATTTAAGAAATTATTTGAATTTAAAGATATAGTCTCAAATCCTTTATCGACAAATGAAACTTCATTTCCATTTACACTTGTTCCAGATGTAGTTCTAATTTTTGTTTCAATTGATGTTGTTTCTGGTAATAATGTTTGTATATTTGGTTTGACTATATTGAATGCAATATTTTGTGATGCTTTTGCACCATTCAATGAATTTGATTGTGAAATATTGTATAAATATGAACCTCCATTTTTTGTAGACTTAAAGAATAAATCAGGTCCATTTGAACTATCAGTACTTCTATCTGAACCAGATTTTGTTGTATCAATTTTTATGTGATAACTATCCAAACTAATTGGATAATTTGTGAAATCTACAGCAGGATTTGAGAATGAATGTATTTTATTAATTCTTCTCAAAGAAATTCCATTAAATTCATACTTAAATATCAATTGATTTTGATCATAAGATGATGGAATTGTTGAATCAATTCCTCTATTTCCACTAATTCCTCCAATCGTATTTAATGAAGAACTATATGTTGTATACCCAACAATTTCTTTATCAATTAAAACATAACCCGTATTTGCTGCTGATACTGGTTGATTTTCAAATGTTGTTAATATTCCAACAGAAGATAATTGAATATCTGCAGTTGAAGATGAAGAATAACTTGAAGATAGTTTTACTGGTGCTACATCAGATTCTATTCCATTTAATTTAACATAATTATTTGAAGCATATAAACCATGATTTTGATGATTTACTTTAATATACAATCCATCATTAATATCCAATGTGGAAGAAACCACTGCACTTGTAATTTGTGTACCATTGCTTAAAATAACATCAGATCCATTTGCATTTATATTTCCTTGAACATTATCAACAATCAATGAATTGAATGAAGAAATAATACCAGAATTATTTGGAATTGTTAAAATTAAATTCTTTCCAAAGTTTCCAGTCTGTGAAGAATTTACTGTTAAAGTATCACCAGCAGCATATCCAGATCCTCCTGCAGAAACAGTAGCAGCAACTGCAACATTATTGATAATAGTAAGATTTGCTGTGGCACCTTTTCCAAATCCAGTAGTTGTTGTTAGATTTACATTGCTCCAAGTAGTGTTGGATGTATAACCATAACCAGAATTTGTAATAGTCAATCCACTACCAATTCCAATTGCACCAACTACTGATCGTAAATTTCCACTAAAATATGAATTATTATTTTGAGTAATTATGGACCCTGAAGTTAAATTTGTTAAATCTGAAGAAGTTAGACTCTTTCCAATTCCAACAAATATTGATTTAGAATATGAACTAATAGGATTTGGTCTTAATGATACAATTTGATTGTTTCCAATATCTAAGTCTGGATTATAAAATCTGACAGATGCAGAATTAGTTGTAAATTCTGCTCTATATAAAATAAATTTTAAATCTTCTAATTGACTTGCATCCCAAGTAGAACCATTTTGAGATTTAAATAAAGATCCAAGAGTCGGTTGTTGTGAAACAATAATTTTTTCAGAATCTGGTTTATTGACAGTAGATATATCAACTTCACCCATTCTTGAAATCCATGCATTATATGAATCTGATGCAGAAATTAACACTATTGCATATGAATTACTTCTTTCTAAGTATATTGGAGATTCAAAAATAAATGTAGTAGCAATACTTGCATCTTCTGACACATTAACATTTTCAGGATCTAAAACAACTTCACCAAAAGGAAGAATTGTTTGAGAAGGAAGTCCACTTTGCATAGTTCTAATTTGCAAAGTAACTGGTATATTATTTGTATCTTTTGTTTTAAAGAAAACATCACATTTAGTTATATAAACACCATTTGGATCATTCACTTCAAATGATTCTGCCAATGGGTCTACCCATCTGGTTTGTTCTGTTGTTCTATCGGTAAATGTATTATTTGCAACTAATTTTGTTGTAGTATCAGTTAAAGTTCTTTGATCTTGTCTTGTGAATCTTTCGACACTTGCATTTTTAAGTCTAAGAGTAGAATCTTCAACGTTATCTAATGTTCCTGCAGAGATGAAGTTTGTTTCTGCAGAACTTTCAGATATACCAACAATCGTTGAATTTGTTGAACTTGTTGTTAACAATAAAGTCTTCGTTCCAGTTTGGAAAGCAGGTGTTGAGGGAATAGAAGGATCTGGAATAAAAAGTGAACCAATAAAAGTACCAGAAGAATCTGTGATCAATCTAAGATTTGTGACTGTTGCATTCGCATTACTAGTTTGACCAATCAATTTCATTCCAATTGATACTGATCCAAAAAATCCAGATGAAGATTGAAGTTCTAAACTTCCAGTATCTATATTTAAAATATTTGTTGTAGAAGTATATACATTAGAAAGACCGTTTTGTGGTTGATATGGGTTTATTGAATAAGTTTCTAATGCTGCATTATAAGGACCATATTTGTGATTTTGAGTTGCAAGTCTAAATTTAATACTTATTGAACCCAAAGTTCCAATAATGGTTTCACCATTTGCAAAAGTCCCACTTGTCATAGAAACTTCTAAAAGTTTTGGAACAATGTATGAAGTTACATCTACATTATCAAAAAATGCATAGAATCTGCTGGTTGGTTTTAAACGTTTTGCAATAATTTCAATATTTCTAGATCTCATTGTTGTTATGATTTCTCTAGAAACAACTCTATCTCCTAATCTTGCAGTATCATAACGAGCAGTAACTCCATATTGTATTCCTTGTCGTGTTTGTCCAGATGTTGTAGTTACTGTTTGATTTGAAAAATCAACAAAACTATCTCTAAACGTTTGAGATTCTGTTAAACTCTGCCTCATTACTCCATCTGGAGCACGAGATGCATGTGAGTCGGAAGTTGCTACCCAACCACTATCAGATATTAAATTGCTTCCAGTTTGTAGTCTACTGATAGAAGGACCATCTGAAATAGATGTTCCAGTCCAACTTGTTTCCCAAGCACCCCAATCTACTGCAGAAAATCCTGTATTTGTATCTACTCCTAATGATTGTACAAAACCATCATAACTTCCTGCTAAATCTATTGTTCTTTGGGTAGTTCTGGTATCAATCCAAGTATCACTGGAAGGATTTAATTGTATGCTACCAATCCAGTTAATATTATTAAATGGATTTACATTTTCTATTCTTGTTGCAAATTTATTTTTAGTATATTCAACATCAGAATAGTTTAAACAAATAACACTACCAACTCTCTTAATATCTTGTGAACCCAAATCTGTAACAAATCTGAGATCAGCATTTGGATTTGATGTTGTTCCTATTCCAATTACTGCTTCCGATCCCAAAAGCAAATCAATCGATGTTGAATATGTTTGTGGTTTCAATAAACCACTTGCAACATCTATACTTGCTTTATAATTTTTATTTGAAATATCTCCACCATTATATGATTTAAAATTATCTACAAAGAATCCACATTTAAATTTATCTAATCCTGTTTGGGCATCTCTAATTGTAAGATTTTGGGTATCAGATTCAAGTAATGATAATGAAGTATAATATTCTATATTTGATACTCTATCTTCCAATCTAGAAATATCTCTCATTGTATATCTCTTATGTGTTGCAAAAGTAATTTTTGCATCTTTTACGTTATAAAGATATGCTGGTAAGAATATAGTTGCAACTTCCAGTGCTGTATCTAAACTATCTGGAACTTTTGGATTTAATGCTGGAACTCCTTTATTGACAATAAAACTTCCATCTTTTGATAAAAATAATTTATCAATTCTTGGCAAATAATAAGAATAAGAAAGATTGATTGTTTTATTTTTTGCAAAAATATTCTGTGAAGATCCTGTAGTTGAAGAGAATACTCTTGAATTATATTCAAAAGGAGAACTATTTCCAGTATATGAAGAAACTCTAGGTCTCAAATCAATCAAATCAGTAACTCTAAATGTGTCAATAGATGGTATATTGAAAGAGTAACGATCCTTATCATATGAGTTTACACCAACAAAATCACCAGGATCTGTTGAATCTATTGTATAGTAATTAAATATTATTTTTATTCTTTTTGATGGTGAAGAAGTATTTGGATTTCTTACTATTCTTGAAAAATCCAAATATTCACTTCTTTGTCCATTATCCAATTTAAAATTATCTCTAATATTTTTATCTCCAACTTCAACTATAGATATTAAACCTGTTATTGAAGATTCCTCAAAAGTAACAATTTCTCCAGTAATAAAAGTGTTTTCATTCAAATATACTAATTCTACTTCATTACTTCCATTTCTTGATACCAATGAAGCAACAGCATTACTATTTGATCCTATTATTCTTTCACCTTGAATTGAATTTAAAATATTTGAATTTAAATTTGTTAAAGTTATTTTTGGCAGAGAAGGATCGGATGAAGATGATGATTCAAATACTCCCAAAACTGATTCAACATCACAAACATTTAATGAAATTTCATCATCTTCTACTCTTAATCCATAGTATTGACTTGTTGATAATCCACTAGTTGAAGTAGAAACACCAGATGAAGTTTTATTGACAATAATAGATGAGCAACGATTATAAATTTTATTACGAACTTTATTGTTTACTTTAGTATATGTTACTGTCAAATTAGCAGTACCAGTATTGGTAGTATTTGATATGGTTAAAGTTCTTCCTGCAATATTTGATATTTTTTGATTAGTTAATGCCTCTATTGCACCATTACTAAAGGTTAAATTATAATCTTCATCACTATAAGGAACTAGTGTTAAATTTGTGTCACTTTCTGATAAACTTCCACTAAATGGAACAGTAACAGTATATGATTTTTTAATAATTATATTTCCATTGGTTAAATCAAGATTTGAAATATTTTTATTTGATAAATTTGCGTATAAAAATGCATTTGATGTATTTAAAATATTTAATGTTACCTTCTTAAAGTCATTTGCAGAAATCGTAGAAGATGGTAAAGATCCAGAACAAACATTATAAACAGTACTTAATCCAGAAAGAGTAAGAGATCTAAGAGTAGTATTTACTGATGAAACTTTATTATAAGTTGGAATAGAATCACCAGTCTTTGTATAAGAAACAATATCACCAGTGTTAATTCCAACATAAAAATTCTGATCAGAAGTACTTACAGTACTAATTCCGACACTAGATGCCGTAATTGTAAATTGTGTTCCTGGTGCTGCAAGTGAAATATATTTTGATAATACTGGGTCGGCAGTAAAAGTACTAATTCCAGTGTTTGTAGCATATATTTGATGTACATCAGTTAAATCATAATCTCTAACACTTGCTATCGTTCTTCCATTATCTATTCCATTGATAGTTATTTGTTCTCCAGAAATAAAAGTTCCAGAAACTTGATATAAATTAATAGTATTTGAAGAACTTGTGCTACTTACTAGATAACCTTTTGCGGCACTATTTTTTCCTTGAATATATGCAGGAGTAGATTGAGTAAGTGAAGCATTCAATGTTAATGATGTATATGTTTGAATATCATAAAGAGAACATTCAAATTGAGTTGATGTATCTGCATAAGAAACATTTTTGAGTTTTAGATCATAAACTCTTGCAACTCCAATTTTACTTCCTGAGGAAATTCCTAGAGTAGAAGTTCTATCTGAATATAGATCTACTTGTGTAATTGTGCCAAATCCAACAGGAAGTGATCCATATGTATTGTTTATTAATATTTGTCTACCAACACTAAATGGAATAGATTCATTAACTATAGTATCGGTAGTTCTTGGTTTATCTACATCTAAAATTGTATTGCTGATTGTTTCAATTTCATATCCTCTTACATAAGCTTTTCCTGGTCCTACAGATAAACATGCTAAATTATTTGATGGAATATTTCCTTGTTTTGTTTGTTGATTTTTATTATAAATTCCATTATTTCCTATTTTATTATTTAAAGATTCGTTTAAAGAAACTGTAAAATCTTTGACGTAATAATCACCAGATTGATCATATGTTCTTCTTGCAAGTTCGTCTGCAATTACACTATATTGGGTATCTTTTTTAAATTTTTGAAGAATACCGTTCTCAACTCTTAATAGTTCAATAAAATTCTCATCATTAAAATCTGTTATTGCTTTTTTAATTAAAGTTGCAGTAATTTTTAATCTATCTGCACCTGGAGCAGCATAATTGGAAAATCCACTTGCATTATCGTATAAATCTTTATATTCATTTGATGATATTGCAATTTCTTCACTAATTAGCAATCCAACTCTATAAGTTGGATTATTACTATAATAATCTAAAATTTGAGTTTGAGGAGAAACACTTACAAAAAATCCACGAATGAAATAAATACCTTCTGCAATTTTTGCCGCAGATCCGACAGAAGTTGAATTTGATATTATACTAGTCGCAAAAGTAGTATTTGCTCTGATGGAAGATGCCGAATAAGATATATCCTCAAGAGAAATTAAATTTTCACCATCAACAAAAGTTCTTGTTGAAAAATCGGTATCACTTGATTTTTGATATTTGACATAAATTGTGTAATTAGATACTTCATTTGTATCAAAAGAAGATACTATATTTTCTATTTTTGCAGTAACACCACTAGTTTCACCTTTAATCTGTTTTCCAATAAAATTATCAATATAATTTGATACTGGAATTCCTAAATGATTATCATCAATTTGGACAGATGTATATTGTGAATCATATGCAATTTGACCAGGAATTACTACAGATCCTTCTTGGAAAAAATGCTTACCAAACTGCTCAATTTGATCTTGTAATATTGATTGTAATGTTGTTAATTCTCTTGCTTGAATTGGAGTTGCAGGTTTAAATAATACTTTATTGTAATTTTTAAACCTATCAAAATCATCAAAATATGGAGAAACGTTAAGATTTGTATTTTGAGGCATTTGTTCTTAAAACTCCAAAACTATTTTAATATCTTCTTTTTGACTTGAAGAAAGTGGAATTGCTGATCTATTATCTATGTATATGATTTCACCAGACTTCTTATTATATTCTGCAGAAGAAATACCAGAAGTGAATGTTTGTCCAAGTTGATATGGTGTGCTATTTATTGTAGTAGTGATTCCATTAAATGCTGTATCTATATTTAAAATAGAACCAACAAAATTTGGAGAAGTACAGTTTATAGTTAATGTTCCAGATCCAGACACAGAAGAACTAAACTCATTAATTTTATAATTAACAATTGCTGTTGCCAATCCTACTGATTGGTAGTATTTTAATACACCTGTTACATTATCCCAAGAAGCAACAAAACCAATTGCAGTAATACCAGTTCCTACTGTTTGTGTAATTACTGAGTCTACCGGATATGTAGTGCTTGTTGTAACACCTGCAAGTTTTAATGCTTTCAGAGCACTTACTTCTGCTGTATTTAAAAGTTGGGCATCACTACCAAAAACAGTTGGATTTTTGATAACACCAACTCTTGCAAAATCATTTCCCAAAATAGTATCAGGATTTGTTGAATCAGTCTGAAATCTTGAATATAAAAGAACACGATAAGCCCCAAGTTCTCTGTAAATATTATATCCATGTCCTCCTTTTGGTGGAATAATGACATTAAATGATGCAAAGGATCCTGCATTTGTCAATCCCGTAGGAATTCCATCTGCCCCTGGAATGAAATTTACAATACCATTTGTATAACCACTTCCACCATCAGTAACAAAAATATCTGACACTCTTCCAATAGAATCAACAGTTACAGTTGCTTTTCCTCCACTACCATCACCCAAAATTGGAATATTTGCAAAAGAATATGGAAGACCAGCACTATATTGATATCCAGATCCAGAATTTGTAATAGTTATAATTTGGATTTTTCCATCTATTGCATTATTTTTGATAGAAATACTTTCACCAGTAGTTCCCCAATCTTCTGGAACAGGAATAAAATCAATTGAATCGAATTTTATAATTTCTGATGGTTTAATAGTAAAAAGATATTTCCAAATATATCCATCACCACTTGTTCCTGCTACTCTTGGTTCCAAATCTACAAATGTAGGTTGATCAAATGATGGTTTTCCAGTTGGTGTATTTGCATCTGTTCCATTTTGTAAACAAATATAGACTCGTAAATCTTCATTAATCACATAATAATTTGAATCATATAATCTACTTTTTTTAGTTTTAGGAGTTATGTTGTATATGGAATAATCATCTCTATACATTTCATAGGTTGTTCCTGCTGACCATTGGATTTTTCTTATTACTCTTCTTACATCAGAACTTGTTATTTTTTTTAATGATATGATTGTTTGTTTTATTTGATTTTCATCAGCAAAACTATCCAATGGATTCAATCCTTCTCCCCAATTTGGAGATCCACCTGCTTGAATATTGCCACTATTTGGTTGTCCCAAAAAAGCATAATAATTATTTGCTGTATTTCCTATTGAAGTGAAACTTTGGACAAAAGTCTCAGCATTCAGTACTCTAAATTGATCTGATATAATTGCAGGCATTTTTAAAACACTTTTTTCTATTTATTCTTTAAATGATACCACGAGTTCTATAAACAGTAGGACCAGAAGAAATTCCAATTAAACCATTATCAACATTTAAAGTAAATGTTTTTGGTTTAAAATTAGATCTATTGAAGTAATTATAAATTTTACTCCAAGAGTAACGTCCATAAAATGTATTTACACCAACAGAGACACTTATAGGATATCCAGATGGACCAGGAGCAAAATTACAACCTACAGTCACAATTCCAGAATTAACATCTGTTGATACTCTTTCTGCTCTATATACACCATCAAGATAAGTAGTTGCTGTTCCTACTTTTGATGTAGGATAATTAGATAATCCACCTAAACTAGTTGTAATTCCTGTAAGTGCATGACCACAAATAGAATTACTATTAGAAATAATAAAATAATCACCGATACTAATTTGACTATAATTAATTCCAAAACTATTTAAAGATGAATATCCAATTCCAATTGGATAACTATCAGATTTTAAAGTAAATGATATCGTAGAACTTGCTACACTAACATTTACAATAGTTCCATAATCCCCTTGTGCTGAAATTGAATAAATCATTTCATTTTTTGTAGTATCACTTTCAAATAACACTGGTAAATTATAATCTAGAGGATATCCAAAACCACTGTTGGTCATATTGACAGAACTTACTTGACCATTTACTACACTTGCAGTTGCAGTTGCTTTATTGTATATTGGAGTTGCATAAATTGCTGTTCCTGAAGATCCAACTGCAGAAGTTAATGTTAATGAAGAATTATAAATGATGTCATTTATTTTATTTGATTGATTTGTGCTGCGATTTGTCCAATTTGCCAAATCAAATGAGAAGTATAATTTTCCAGAATCATTTAATGTATAATAAACATTTTCATAGTATTTAATATTTTTTAAATTATCTGAAATATTTGATGTAATTGAGGTCCAATTTTTTCCATCCAAAGAAGTTGCAATATATCCAAAACCATTTACTTTATCTCCAACTACAACATACTTATTACCATCCCAAATTACTTTATTGAGATTTACGGATGGTGTATTTGTTGAATTTGTCCAAGTCAATCCATTATCAGAAGTAACTAATTGTCCATTACTTCCAACACCAACAAATTGATTTTGATTTGTTGTAATACTATTCAAAGTATTAGAAGAAGATTGTCTTTGTATGAAGTTAGTAGATCCAACACCAACAGCAGAGAATATTACACCAGAAGATCCAACTACAACCCATATGTCTGTTGTTGATGAATAAACAACATCATTGAAAGTTCCAACAAAAGAATTTGGAGAATATGTAATATTATTTAAAAAATCTTGTGTTCCAGTTAATAAATTGAGTTTTTTCCAAGATGAAATTGTTGTTCCAATACCAACAGAATTTATGATAGTTCCAGTATCTCCAACTGCAACATATACATTTGATGGTGATACATTAATTGAATTGAATGATGTTGTTTTTCCATATCCCAATGTGCTATTTTTCCAATTAATTCCATCCACACTAGTGCCAACAAGACTACTTGTTCCAACCGAAACAAATATATTACCATAAGAAATTGATTTGAATTCATATGAAGTAGTTAATCCAACAATTCCAGACCAATTATATGTTATATCTTTTTTGTATATTCTCGATGGTGGAATAATAACATTTGGTGAAGTATTGTTAATATAACCAGATCCACCAAAAGAAACAACAACACTTGAAATAGTTGATCCAGAAGATACTATTGCTGTTCCCATTGCGGGAGAAATAACACGATTTTCAATAATTTCTACATTTCTTAAAGTTTGAGTTAAACCTTTATTTGAGTCAATATCAACAAATAATGGATATGCATTATCAACATATATTGATGAATCACTTGGCAAAACTTGTTTAATAATTTGAGCAGATGGAATAACTCTTGATTTTAAATCTGGTCTTGCTTTTGAATACAAAACACCATTAATTATTGTATCGGTGATTTGTTTTGTCCAATCCATAGGTCTAAACACAGAAGCATTAATGCCAAAACTATTATAAGTAAACGTATCCAATTGATCGTATGTAACAATTTTTTTCACAACTCTATCAAATTGTGATCTAATTGTTTGATCATATAAATCATTTTTAATTTTTATATTATCTCCTGGTTTAATTGTTTTTGGTGGATCTATTTGTTCAACATCCAAATCTGATCCACGATAAAATAGAATATTACATTTTGATCCTTTTTTTGGAGCATCTGTAAATATAATTCTAGAATTCTGAACAGTGTATGAATAATTTTGTTTTTTTATGTTACTTAAAGATGTTGCAACTGAATAAGAATAATTTGGTGATTGTAATATATCATCAATAAAAATAAAAATATTTTTATTTGGATCTAAATCTGATCCATCAGGAACTCTAAATGCAAATATATCAGTAATTCCATTTTCGGTCACAGTAAGAGTAAATTTAGTTTTTACTCCATCAAAATAATTAGAAATATCATCAAATTTTATAAATTGTCCTGGGTAATAACCAGAGAATTTGTCAGTTAAAACTTCTTGTACTGTAATTCTAAATTCACTAAATCCAACTCCAACAGTTGGATTTGTAGTAATTCCAGAAACTTTTAATACTTCTCCTACTTTATAACCATATCCTGGATTATCTAAATTAAATCCAATAATACTTGATCCATTTCCAACTACAACAGAAACTTGAGCATCTGTTCCTACACCAGAAGAACCTCCTGCATATAAAAGACTTAAATTGCTATATGATCTTGGTATTTCAATTGACACAATTGGTAATGATGTGTTGGTATATCCAGAACCTGGATTTACAATTGAAAGTGATGTAATTGTTCCACCAGAACCAACTGTTGCTGTAATTGTTGATCCAGTTCCAATTGTTGAAGCAATACTTATATTTGGTGCAACTACATATCCTGATCCATATCCAGTCAAATAAACATTAGATATTGTTCCAGCAGCAGATACTGAAACAGTCGCAGATGCACCCACAAGAGGTTGATAACCATATCCAGTAGTAATAGCAACTCTTACAATTTTTCCAGCATTAGGAACACCACTAATGAACTTAATTGTATTATTTCCTGGTGTATCGATAATAAAATCTTTTCCAGATACTTGTGAAACATTATTGATTAAAATAATCGGATTATTGTTAATGTTGGATACACTATTCAAAATAGTATTTGAATTTGTATATAAACCAACAACATTTTGATTATTTGATTTGAGTATAAAATTATTTCTTATCACTGTAAAAGTGGTTGTTGCAATTCCAATTAAATTATTATGAGTTGGAATTATTGTTATTGATCCTATTCCAATAGAATTGATTATAGTATTTAATGGTAAAAGTAAATTATTAGAATATTGTACATTAATTGTATCACCAAGAGCAAAAGAAGAAGTATCAATTCCAAGAATTGAAGAAGGATAATTGGAATCTAATGATCCTGTAAATATTCCAATTGGTGTCGATCTGCCGGTAAATTGTATTGATATGTCATCTAAAATTAAATTTTTATCATTTGGTTTTGCTATTGCATCAAACTTTCTTGAAAATGCTCTTCCTTCAAAACTTGATGTTACTGATAATGAAGTTGTAAATCCAGTATTGTCTGATGATTGACCATATATTATTTTTCCATATGGAGGTTGTGTAAAATAAATGGTATCATTAACTATATTAAAATCTCCTCTTACAATGGTAACTGCTGCTCCAGAATTATGAGTATTTGCGATTGATCCTAAGAAACCTCTTTCTACATTAATTGAATTTGTCGATCCAATTCCAATATTTACAATTTTCAAATATTCATTATCAATTTGAAGAAAATCCAATCCACTAATTGAAGATATTCCTGAACTTACATAAATTGTTGTTGATGAAATCCCAACATTTGAAGATAAAGTAGTATATAAATTTCTTCTATAAACTGGACTTTGTATGATATTATCAAGTTGAATTAAAACACTTGGATTTGGATCTTTTAATGCAAATGAATGACTTCCAACACCAACTGATGTTAAATATAATACATTTTCTGTTGTTGTATTTAAACCAGAAACTCTAAAATTATTATTATCTATTTTTTTAACATAAACATTTTTTGGCAATATGTTTGAACCCAAAACAGTTGGACTTACATAAATGTTGTCTAGTGGTGTAGATCCACCTACATAAGTACCAGCAATACTAATATTGTTTGTCAATGCATATCCAACACCACCATATGCGATAGAAATTGAATTGACAATACCACTACTATCTCTAGAAACATTAAATTTAGCACCAGTTCCAAATCCAGTTACAGATGTACCAGGGACATTTGAATATGATTGATTTGCTTGAGTTGAAATGCCAGTATTTGCTATTTTTGATACTTTAAATGATAAATCATTGGTTGGTGTAGTTCCTCCAATATAAGTTCCAGAAATTGAAACAGTATTTCCAATACCGTAATAATTTCCACCATTATTCAATACCAATGAAGTTGAAATTGGTGTTCCTGTTCCATCATAAACAATAAATACACTAAATTTAGCATTAGTTCCAATACCAGTTGTAGATTTTTGTGGGAATGGATTTCCAAATCCATAAAATACATTTTTTGATGCAGATGAAGAAACAACTGCAGAAGTTCCAGATATTGTTGTGCTGATTGCAACATTATATCCATTTTCATAAATTGCACTTCCAATATATCCACCACCAGAAACTTCCATAATAACACTTGAATCTGTCGAGGCAACAGATAGGTATGGAATATTTCCACTTGTATTTTGAACTATTACTGAACTTTCTAATATTGAAGTTGTAGCAATACCAATTGGAGTATTGTTTCCATATGAATAAATTATATTTTGTCCTGTTTGGAAATTATGATTGGGAATTGCAAAATACTGAGAAGATAAATTTACCGAGGTTGTAATTGAATTTGAACTATCAAATTCTTTATAAAATAATGGATAAAAAGAAGTTCCAATCGAATTTGTCAATTTAAATGAACTTAAACCAACTATAGAATTTCCTGGCAACAATCTATTAAAAGTTAAAGTTTGTGTAGTTATTCCAGATATAACTTTATGTCCATAAAATGTTCCAATTCCAATTGAATTAATACCAATTGATATTATTGTAGTATCGATTGGATCTTTTAATAATGTACTAAATCCAATATAATCTCCAATTTGCAATCCAGATGTTGATACTCCAAGATTAAATGGATTTGATGAATCAAAAGTAACAGAAGTTGTTGCAATAGAAGTATATGTTTTTGATCCAGTAAATTGATCACTTATATCATTAATTTGTAAAACTTTGTTTGTATTGCATAATAAGTATGGAGTGAGATCTACACCAGTCAGTACTACTGATTCTACAGAACCATCTTCAAATATATTATCATCAACAGCAGTTGCAAAATTATTTCTAGTATTAAATGATGCCAAATTATCAATCTCCACCAATAATGATAATGAAGATGCAGTAGAAACAATCATATTTGAAGATTTTGCAATTCCAATATTAACTGGACCATCAGTAGGAATTCCAATAACATTTAAATCGGAAAATTCTTTATATCCAGATGGATGCACTAAAGATTTTACTGGTTCTTTCCATTTGTCATATGATATTTGACTTTTTATTGCATATGAAAATTTTTGATAATAATTATTATCCGAAATTCTTTGGAGATAGTCATTAGTAATACCAACTGGATCACTAAAGTTATTAATTTTATCTCTTGATACTCCTAATGATGTTTTTAATTTAAATTGATTTACATTTTTTACTGTCCCTTCTAATTTTGAAATTTGGCCTTTTAATTTATTTCCAATTTTTAAATCACCTTTGCAGTTATTCATTCTTATTTCATTAATATCATTATCCCAACCATTTTCCATAACGGTTGCAGAAAAAACATTATTACCAGATTTATCATAACCAAAAACAGATTCACCTGATGTATAACTCAAATCATCAACAATAAACATTTGGAATTTAGCAATATCCTTTTCATTGACCACATAACCAGGACCAAATCTGATATCATAAATTCCAAAATTAGTACTAATTCCAGATGCACTATAAGTCACAGTATAGTTAATAGTGCTTATTCCAGTTACAGTGAAGAATTGATAATTATAATTTTTTGAATTGTAATTAGTTCTTACTATTAAATCTCCTTTTGTATCATATTCATCAAAAATTCTACATCTTTCAATAAAAATTTTATCCCCAACTGAAAATGGAAATTGAACATTTGAACTTCCATAAGTATTAGAAAACAGTGGATAAATTTGATTATCTACATTAATAAGTTCTAAAATTACATCATTTCCAGATATTTTAATATCATTAATATCATAACCATTTGAATTATTTGTCGATATTATATTTAATGGTACTATCAAATCATTAGTATTTTGATTGATAGATACTGATGTTACTGATTGTCCTTGCAATGATGCAGATAATTTGATTTTATCATTTTCGATTACTTTTAAAATTGGAGGATAATTATAATTTTTTCCACCAGTAATAACTCCAACATAATCGACCCTAGAAATATCTTTAATTTGTGCTACTGCTGGAACTCCAAGATATGGATTTAGAGTGACATCTGTTGGATAATCAAATCCATCTTTAACTCTTTCCAATAAATCAATTTTTCCTAAATTATTTGAATCTGTTCTTAAAATAGAATCTGTCCCAATTCCAGATGTTATTGAAGTTATTTTTGGAAGTTTTTTATATCCTTTTCCAGATGCATTTATTTTTATTTTTGAAATTGGACCTTTTGCATTTAAAGAATCTGTATCATAAAATATTGAAGTGATTCCAGAAATAGATGTATATGATGTAGTTTCTGGTTTTTTTGATAAATCAAATTTGAATGAGGTGCTTCCAATTCCGATTATTGAATACTCTTTATTATAAACACTTTTATTTAATTTTATTTGATTTGAATTTAATACTTCAGAATCAGAAGAAATTTGCTTTTGTACATTTGATGCAAAATCTTTTGCAATAAAATTATAATATATTTGATTTGGATAATTTTTTGTTTGTGTTGTCAGTATAAGATTATTATAATTATATGTTTCCAATTCTTTTGTAAAGTTCCTATCACTATAAAGAACTAGTTGCATATTATTAAGACTTGAATCTGAAACATCAAAACCAATAGTGTTTCCTTGCGTTGCGTTTATTTGTGGATTTATTTTTGCAAAATAATGGATTCCTGTACTGGAAGATGTTAATATTACAGTTGAAATTCCAACACTTGCATCATATCCATAATTACATAAACTAATTCTGTCGGGATTTTCTTTTAAAATAAAATATGTTGTATTGTCATTTAATCCACCAATAGGAGAATTTCCACCTGCATAATATACAACTTTATCTCCAGTAATAAAAGAATTATTTGGAATATTTACTGTCGAATTGGAAGTATTAATTCCAGTGGAAGGATCAAATGCAATTTTTTCTGTTGTTATTTTTCTTATAATTGGATCATATCTAAAAGTAATCGTTTCATTTCTATTTGGAAAAAGATTGAATATAACTTTATCACCAGTAATTAATTCATGAGTTTGTGCAGTCGAAACATTTACAGAGTAATTTTCAACTCTTCCTTGAATTAAATTATAATTTGTTGTCAATGAATGAGAATATCCAACGTTATAATTATCTCTAAAATACAACGAATTTAATTGTGTGCCAATTCCAGAAGAAGTTGTAAAACCCAATGTAGATAATCCAACAAAATCAACTCCAAAATTCAATGCATAGACAGTTTGACTATCTTGAAGACTAAATGTTGTTCCTGTTCCAGTATTTGAAACTAGAAGACCTTGATTGGATGTTCCAGTATTATAAGTTAATTGTTGACCAGTATAAAAAGTGTGATTTGGTATATAAATTGATCTTGATGGTACAAATATATTTGTAACACCAATTCCAGAAACAAAATAATTTGTTCCAGAAGTTCCGACACCAACACTATTAGATGGATTAAAGTATATTACATCGTTGTTATATGATGATGAAGTTACATTTTCTTGTACAAAATTAAATTTAGTTGGTAATAAATTTACAGAAGATATTCCAGCAGTATGCACTCCAGAAAAATTATCATAACGATTTACAATAAATGATGATTTTTCGGATACAATATTAGTAATTTTTAATACTTCTGAATCTATTTGAATGTAATCATTAACTTCAAATCCAGAAATATCTGTAACTAAAATAGATGTAGATACTCCTGTCAAAGATTGACTTAGAATAGAACTTGTTAATCCAACAGTTTTTTGAAATACATTAATTTTTTTATAACCTTCTAAATTTTTATAATTAGAATCGGATATCGATGATACAAGAATTTGATCTTGATCAAGTAAATTATGTGGTGTCCCAGTTACTCCAAATATTATATTTGATTTATTGTAAAATACAACATTATTAAAAGTGGATATTCCAACTATAATATTACTTATATCTTTTCCTTTAACTCTTGATACAACTGCAGAAACACCTGTACCTTCTGTAAATTCATTATTAAAATTTAAATTATCATTAACTTTATAATTATTTCCAGAATCATAAATTGTTATGGAATTTATTCCAGATGATAAAGTTTTTGTGACAATAAAATCTTGTTTGTATTTTTTATCTACAGAATTCAATAAACCATAATTAGATTGATTTGAATTGATAAAATATGGACTATTATTTCTTACAATATCAATATTTTCAAAATTTATATTTTGATCAAACTGACCATCATAATTTTGTGAAATTGGATTATTTTTAAACTGATTACCAATTACATATGGATAATCATTTGTAGAAAAATATGCATATGTTCCATTTGGAAATTCTGGTGTAGAACTTAAGTATTTTCCATTATATTCATCCAAATCACCAATTGAGTAAAAATATTGATAATCTTGAACGAAAAATCCATCAACATAGTTTGGTCGTAATTGTGAATTAGTTTCTTTTAATAATTTGTAACTGGATTTTACAGGTCTATATGAAGACCCATCAAGTATATTTGATCCATAAATTGGATTTCCATCATATGCCCAACCAAGTATTGGATAATTTTCATCTACATTATCTTTTACTATTGTTTTTAAATTTGTTGGTGGATAAAAATGAACAAATTTTAAACCAAAATCTTCATTTGTGCTTGGTACAATATATCCTTCATCACCAGAAAGATTATTTTTTGATACTTGATTTATTTTCCATTCATAAACATTGCTTCCAAATAATGCTCCTGATCCTCTTCTTTGTATTGTAAGTTGAGTATTATTATCGTATCCGACACCACCATTTAATATTTGTACAGATGACAATTTTCCATTTACAATAACTGGTATAATATCTGCATATTTTCCATTGCCATTAATATTAGTAATAACAACATCTACATCATTTCCATATCCACTTCCATAATTTAATATTTGAACATCAACAATTATTCCATTTGTTATTAATGGTTTTAAAATTGCTTCTGAAATACTTGAAATTTCAATATCTGGTTTCCTATGGAAATTAATAATATCTGTACAACCATACCCAACTCCAGATTTTTGAAGAAAAACGCTTTCAATTGGACCAGTAACAATTGGTTGAAGAACTGGTTGAACTATTGATGTTTGTGCAATTCCAGGAAGTGCTTCAATTTTTATTGTAATTGGAGGATATGAAAAAGTATGGAAATCAGTATCACTTGCAATTTCCGTAAAATTTACATATTTTTTATTGATATAATTTGAATCTGCAAATAAAGTTCCAATTCCAGCATCAGAAAGTTTGAAACTATTTTCATCAATAACAGTCACAAAATATTGAGTTGTAGTAGATAAACCACCAATAGAATTATTTGTATATGAATATATTACTATATCTTTATTATTAAAATTGTGCCCATTTGCAGTGATGTAATTATCGTAAGTATTAATTCCAGAAGAGATCGTAATTGATTTATTTGAATATCCCGATCCTGAATTTTTTACATATATTTTATTGATTGTATTTTTGGAATTTAAAGTTTTGAATGAATGAATGCCAGAACTAATTCCAACAATATCAATATTATTTGTTTTATTTAATGCATCACTTAAACTTTTATAAAGTTTTATTTGATTAGTTGTTACTATTCCAACAAAATAAACTGCATCTGTTGATAGTGGGGAATCTATATATCCTGCTGTAAATGGATTAGTATCACGATATGTTACACTACTATTTCCATTTGAATTATAAATTACTTGTTCACCATCATTGAAATTGTGATTTGTAGTAAAAGTAATAATATTTGTACTATAATTTACTCCAACATCACCTTTAAATGGTGACACAATTCTTGCTTTTAATAAATTTGGTTCCAGAACAGCACCTGATCCATTTCCACCTTCAATGGTAATTTTTGGTTTTGTTTGATATCCAATTCCAGGAGAAAGAATTTTAATGTCTTTTACACTTCCAGAAATATTAGGAGTTAAAATTGCTCCTGTTCCGGTATCATCAGAAACAACAAGTGTTGGGGGATTGATTGCATCATATCCAGATCCACCTTTTTCTACAAAAACATTATCAAGTTTTCCATAATAAATGCTTTCATTTAAAACAGTAGGTGAATATAATTCAACACCATTTATCAAAAGACCAATTGGACGATTTATTGTAGATTTGTCTTGATAATAATCAAAAATATTTTCTTTTTGTGTTAAATTAAATTTTTTAAGTAATTTTTGGTGATTTAATTTTTTTGAACCATTTGTTTTATTATTATAATAACCTTCTTTTATTACACAATCTGTTGATGAAGTAATTCCAGAAATATAACTTCCTTTATATAAATCACTTTGATTAAATGATAGATATAATTGATTTGAATTAATTTTTTTAATAAAATAATAACTACTTGAAATTCCAGAACCAGGAGAAGAAACATAATATATTTTTTCTCCTGTTTGCAAATTATGCGTAGTAGTTGTTGTAAATATACTTCCTACACCTGCTTGAATATTATATTGATCAATCTGTGAAGTAATAGAATAATTAGGAATACCACTAGATGAAACAAAGAAATTATCAAAATTATAGTCAGAGTAAGTATTTTGCACTCCTGCTGGTAAAATACTTACTTCTGAAAAATTAGAACTAGATCCCTTTTGGATTGTTTTAGTTAATATATTTTTATTTGATAAGTCAATATTTGTGTTGACTCTTACCTCTTTAGAGAAAAAATTATAATCAGTTACTTGCGTAGTAAATGGAACATCATTTACATCATTTGTATTTGTGAATACTACAGTTTCTCCGATAATAAATTTTACATCATCATAAGTATTAAATACATATACATTTATATCTCCAGTAATTCTTTCTTTAAATAAAATATTATGAGATGTTGGAATATTATAAATCCAACTATTTAATTGAACATTATCATTTAAATCTGTTCCAAAACTTAATAGAGATACTTTATCTCCAACTCTTATCTTTTTAGTTTTTGAATAATCAATATCACTAATAATATTAATTAATCTAAATTTTATTAATGAACCATCGTCAAGATAAGAATATAAAAAATTCTTTTCTAAAATAACATCATTGTATTGTAAATTTGAAGTTAATCCAGTTACACCAAGAAATTGATTTGTTGTTTTATCTGAATACTGAATTTCAATAGGATTTACTAATCCTGTTGGATAAACAGTAAGAATAGAAGTTGTAAATCCAATTGTAGAATCAACTAAAATTGAACTAGAATCAGCAGAAACTGATTCTAATACATTAGTTTTTTTAGTTGCATTGAAATTTAAAATAAATGAAGTATCATCAAGAGAAATTTCATATAAATTTTTTCCTTCAAGTGGACGATATTCTACATTATAAATTGCTGCACTTGCTGTTCCAACTCCAGCAACAGTTTGAAATATGCTTTTTCCTCGTAACTTTGCTGGATCTCCACCACTTATTTTTTCTACTAAAATATTTTTAGTAATAAAACTTTTGTTATCAGATGGTCTAAGTAAATAATCTTTTGGTTTAATTACATCAATCTCACTACCAAAAAGAATACGAAATAAAATTTTAAAAGAAGTATCTGTTCCTTTTGAAATATAAAAATCTTTTGCTCTACTCAAAATTGTTTGTAAATTTATACCAGAATGAAATTCTCTACCTTCAAATCCTGGTAAAAATTGAACTTTAAATTTTTCAAATATTTTTTCAAAAAATATTAAACTTAAATTATTAACAATAGAGTTTTCAGTATGTTCTTCTGCATTTGTTAAAGTAAAATTTAAAAATTCAACATTATTTGACTGCGAAAGACTATCAACTCCACTAAATCCACGAATACAACCAGTAAAAGAAGTTGAAGTTTTTCCTGTATATGTAATAATTTCATCATCAATTTTCAATAAACCATATTTACTGGGAAAACCATTTGTATGATTTACATTAATTGTATCATCAAATGCAATTATATTCGATGATAAAACACAAGAAACTTTTGTAGTATAGAAAGTTTCATCATTAAAATTTTCTATACTTTTATATTTGTTTAAATTGTTTGATAAATCTACAATTCCTGTTTGATATTCTTGAGAAATATAATATTGCTGCAAGAATTCCTTAAATAACGGATAATCTTCATTTAAAAACTCTGGAATTTGAGATTCAACTAAAGACTGAATTTTTACTGATTTGATTTCCGTCATCTTATCTCGTATAATATCCGTTTACGTAACTTGAAGAAACTGCGTATTGAGTTCCTGAAATATTTTGACCAGAAGAAAGTGTGTCCTCTATCATATTTACTACTATGTTAGGAATATTTAGTTCCAAATAAATGTCCTTTACTGAGATTACATCATTAGATTCTGGCAATGCTTCGATCTGAATTCCTTCTGCATTTTGTGATGAAGTAATTATAACAGGATTTAATTTAATTTCTCCTCTTTTATAATTAACTGTTCCTGCATTCGTATCTGTAATTACGGGAATGTTATTAACAAGTTTAAAATATACTACTGTTCCTTTTTCATTATTGATAGGTCTATCAGTTAGATATAACGTATCAGCAACATTTTTAATTGTAAAACCAGAAGATCTTATATTATATCCAAATCCATTATCTGATGTTTTCTTTAAGTGAAAACTATTTCCATAACATATTTCATAATTAGCAAGTGCATTCAATTGTGGTTGAAGATTTCTTCTAATTTTGACAGTTGTAATATTTGATGTAATAGCATTGCTTGTATTATCAATCAAAGATATTAATTTACTATATTTAAATCTTCCTCCAAAATTATTTACTTCTGATGATGCTGCATAAGTTTTAATTGTATTATAAACTTTTGATTGTAAATCAAGAACATTTGAAACCATAGATTTGTTATAATATACATTGATTTGAGATTCAATATACAAATATTTTAAATCGATTATTTCTTGTTCAATACCGGCAATAGAATATTGCTTTAATTGTTTTTTGATATCTTGTTTTGTAATTTGTGATAAAAATGAACCATTTCTTGGTTTAATTGATAATAGAACTTTACCATATTGTGGAGGGTCAAGTTCATCTCCACCATATGCATTTACTGATTCTACATTTGGAAAAAGATAAGTAATCAATCCTTTATAATCATTTGCAGTTACTGCTCTATACTGTGAAGAATATACTCTTGGACCTAGATACTTAACTGATTCGGTTGATTCAATTTCATCTCCATTTTGTGATGTTTGTATGGTGGTTAATAATGAGATTCCACTTGTAATTGGAGATCCATTATTATCTATCAATATACCAGAAAATGTAAAATTGGAAGCACCATTTGCACTACTACCATTGGTAACAATGTAGGTAATGAACAAACTACTTCCACTGATTGGTTTTTTTCCTAAAATATCATCTCCGAATAAAATTTCATATTTTTCATCTGCTACTTCTTGAAGTAAAAATATTTTACTATTTGAATCTACATTAAAAATATTTGAATACTGTTTATATTCTTCTGTGACTTCAGTACGAACAAGAGTTCTAATTGTTGATGTATCAACATTTGGATTTGGAATTATAAATCTTTGATTTGGTTGGGAAGAATCAACCACAAAAGTTTTTGTTAAATATGATCCTTCATAAATTACAACATCATTAAAATATGCAATTCCACTATCATCTACATTTACTGTAATATCTTCTGGTATTGAAAATATATAATTTCCATTTTGTGCAGCACCAAGAGCAACAATTCCAGACTTTAAAGTAACAGTTCTTGATTTTAATGTCGATACATTTGCACTAAAGCTAACTTTTGCAGTTGATGCTCTTTTTGATCTTGGAACATAACCAATATTTCTTGCAAGAGAAACTACATTCTCTCTTAAAGTGGCTGAATCTATAAAAGATTCATTCACTGCCATATTTGTATTAAATGAATTAATATAAGAATTGTATGCTAATAAATCAATTAATGTAGAAAAGTTAGATCCTTCAAAATCAAAATCCGTGAAATTACTATTTGATCTCAGATAATCTTTAATCTGAGATCGAAGAGAATTAAAATCTAAATTTGTAAATTGATTAAAAGCCATTATACTCTAGTTGGTTGTAGTAAAAACTCTATATTTTGAACTGGAAAAGGCAAACCAACGATATTATATGAAATTCTTATATTTAAATCATTTGTATCATCTGGAGCATCAACGTAAACAGAATTTAATGTGATTCTTGGTTCAAAGTTATTTAATACATTTTGTATTTCTTCTTGAATTAATGTAGATGTCTCACTTCCCTGTAATTCAAAAAGTGATCTTTGAACAGATGTTCCCAACAAATTATTAAAAAATCTCTCACCAATCTCAGTTCTAACTAGATTGATAACAGATTTTTTAATTGCATCTTCATTTTTTAGAATTGTCACATCATTTGTAATTGGATTTCTAGCAAAAGATAAACTAATATCTTTAAATGCTCTAGAAATTTGAAGTGCCATCAAATGTTTGAAATACTTATTATATCTATAATAGTTCTCAAATCATTTTTCCATAAGTTGGTTCTGTTCCATAGTCCCAATCATCATAATCTTCATCATTGCGAATGATTTCATGCAATTCAGTTTGTTTTTTTAAATTATGTTTTGGGGCAGTATCATTCATGACCTCTTGAAGTATTCTTTTTTGAGAATTTTCTGATTCAAATAACATTTTAGCTCCTGTTTTAAAAATTAAAACAGAACTTTTATAAAGGAGGTTGCTATCTCCCTATGTTTATTTAACGATCTAGATGACGAAGTTTATAATTATCTGAATTTAGATATTTTAATAGTTCCAATACAATCAATTTTGGATTTCCTACTCCACATGTATATGCATCTATTGCAATACAACCTTTTTCTGGCCATGTATGACAAGAAACATGACTTTCTTCCAATGCAATTACAATCGTAATCCCCTGAGGATAGAAACAATGTTGAAAAATATTCAAAATAGTCATTCCAGCACGTTGAATACCATTTTCCATCACCTCTTGAAGGGTAATTCCATCATTTAGAAGGTCATGGTTTACGTCATAGACCTCCAAAAGAAGGTGATTGCCCATCGAAAAGTGTTCCAATTCTTATTTCTTGCAGTATTTTATTTATTTTTACTTAAATCTTCTATATTTACACGATTAAAAGTATAATTTTTCTGAATTCGGACATCAGGGTTTGCAAAAGTCCAACATTCTCCACTTTCATCAAGAAAAACAACCCATTCTAAATGATGTTCTTGTGATCGATCAATTAAAAAAAATGCCCAACCATTACCTTTTGGTGTAATGACTGGGATTGTAGGATTTAACTGAATCATTTTTTCTTTTTAGAGTTCGATGCGTTCTTTTGTGCAGTACTACGACATTGACCAGTTGCCTTTCTTTTGTCTCCGTTACCAAAAGTAGGATTCTTTTTTGGTTTCTTTGCTGCTGCCATTATTTTCCTTGACCTCGATAAGGTTTTCTTGCATTATTACGACTTGTTCTTGCATATTTAGTATTCTTTCCATTACCTTGAAGAGTATTCTTTGGATTACTCTCAATCTTCATTTCTTTTTTTGCTGCTGCCATTTAATTCTCCTCTAATTTGGTTTAAAGACGGGTTTTATAAGGGGTTTTATAAGAATCTTCAAAAGTTTATAAGAATCATAAAACTATAAACTTTCTAAAAGGTCATAAAAAGACCCCACAAGATCTTTTCAAATCTTATAGGGTCATTCTATCATGTAATGACTGAAAACGTCAAGAACGATACGAGAGACTAGTCTCAGATGATTCTAGTCTTTTCATGACCAACACGAATCTTTGGATCACACCAAATTTCAAATCCTGCTTCTTTTGCATCAAGACAGAATGAAACATCCTCTCCACACATATCTTGTACTTCACCAGATTCAAAGACTTGCATCTTTGGTGCAAACCAAGGGTATTCAAGATTCTCAAAGACTCCTTTCTTAATTAATACCCAACCAAATCCTGTATAATCAACTGTAAACATCTTACGACGTTTGGCCATAGTCTCTAAGGTTTCGTGATTCATCACTCCACCATTACCCCTAAAATCATCCTCCTCTAACCAATGTGCAACTGATGTGGTCATTCCATCTTCTGTGCAATACCACCCTGCTGCAATCTCTTTATCCATTCCTACAAGACGATAAAACTTCTCGGTATCAAATACAATATCACTATCAATCCATAACTGATAATCATACTGAAGTTTTCCATCCCAAGGTACTTGCTTTGGACCACGTAATACATTTGCTCCAAGTACTTTACACCTAGCAAAGTTTACCATCGAAGAATAATCCTGTGAAATTTGAATGCTTGCACCATTTTGTACAAGATCAAAACACAACTGAACAAAGTTCTTCAAGAAAATATATGATACTCCTCGACCTGGAAGACAAAATACAATCGACTTTCCCCTAATCGTTTCCTTTGCTGCTTCTAAATTAAAGTCATCATCTGATGATGTACTTCTTGGTGCTGCTGCTTTTACCGTAAAACCTTTTGCCATAAAATTTTGAATAGTAACGTTTACATTCTACCACCGCAAATCAAATCTTGCAAGGTGGTTCTGATTTATTTAGAACTACTTGAATATCCTCATCATTCCCCCCAGATGTCCATACAAGTCCTCTGATCATTTTCAGATTCTCCTGTAATTTACTCTGCGGCACTTGCTTTAATATTTCATTCCCATTGACAGAAATATTATACGTATTCATCTTCCTCTATCTTTCGAAGAAAATCTTCTAATTCCTCTTTCAATGAATTGTTAATAATTAAAATCTTATCTGTATCTAATCTATGCTGAATTGTCTCCAATAACAAATCTTTCTCATAATCATCAATCTCTAATCTCATATACTCTCCAAGTTTATTTCTTTTTATATAGCAAAATCAACTTTTTTGTCAAAAATTTTTCCCAGAAATTTTTTTTTACTGACGTTCAATTGTTCTCGCACTTTCAAAGTTTTGTAGGTTACAGGGACCCTTAAAATTAGCTTTGAGGGGGGCATCGGTTTAGTATAAGAATTACACAATAATCGGATATAACTGTCATTTTAACTGTCTAATAACAATAACGAACTATACCCAGGGTAAGGTATAACGAAGAGGACGATATAAGTGCTTATATAACACTGTGTGATTGTAATACGAAACTATACCCAGGGTAAGGTATAACGAACGGAGGGTATAAGATAGTGTAAAGAACTGCTGATAACGAACAGTATAGCACAGAGTGATTAAAATAGCAAACTATACCCAGGGTATGACGAACTGCTTATGTCTTTTCATACTTTATACAACATCTTGGTTTGATTTGTTCTTGTAACTGTGCCTCACAATCAATATCAGCAAACACTGAGAATACAAAGTTCTCTATACCAAACTCTGACATATGATAGTGTATACTTTGCACCACGAACTTTTCGTTTGATTTGCCAATAGAACGAACACACGATTTATGAACTTTCCATCTATGTTCGGGGTTTATACTTTTCCCCACATAAACAATTTCATTAGTAACGATGTTTGTTATAGTATAAGTATAAATTGTTCTCCACAGTTTCTCCACAGTTTCTCCACAGTTTCTCCACAGTTTCTCCACA